CACCTGCAAAGCCAGATTACTTAATGGTCGAAGCAGTTTTAGACGTAGTTGGAAACACACTCCCAGGCGTAATGCTTGGGAATGTGGAGCTGTCTTGCAAAAGGCAGCTTTCTTGGTTTGATTTTGACACGGAGTCAAACGAAGAAAGTATTTGTATTGTCGGCGGTGCGCCTAGCCTTGATGAGTCCTTTCCTCAGTTAAAGGCAAGGTATCAGAATGGCGCAAAAGTCTGGTCAATGAACGGCACTTATGACTGGCTTATCGAACGGGGCATAGTTCCAGACGGTCATGTAATGTTAGATGCAAGACCTGAAAACGTCAGGTTTTTGCAGCACCCGCGCAAGGAAACCCAGTTTTACATTGCCTCGCAATGCGACCCTTGCATATTTGACGCGCTGGACGGTTTTAAAGTCGATCTAGTCCACGTTCAGACCGAAGGCGTGTACGAGTACCTAGAAAGCGAGAAAGACCGTCCTGTGCATCTTATGGGCGGTTTTACTACGGTCGGCATGTTGGCAATGATTCTTGCCAAGCTAAAGGGTTATCGCAGGATTTACCTTTTTGGCATGGATTCCAGTTATTCCGACGATAAACACCACGTTTACGAGCAAGAATCTAACGATGGCGAGAATGTAATAACGGCTACAATTCACGAACGAAAGTTTAAAGCGGCTCCGTGGATGTGCCAGCAAGTAAAAGACTTCCAAAACCTAGCGCGAGAATTCGCACAGGAAGATGTTGTAATTGAAGTTTGTGGCCCAGGCTTGTTACACGCAATGGCGAAAGCCATGACTTTTCCCTTAACTCAAAGGATTTAAAAATGGCTATCCCTTCACGAGTTCTTGCTTCTGGTAACTCCCCGCTTTCGACTACGAGCATTTGTGGCGATGGCGCAACTGCTCTGGTTGCCGTTGGTTCTACGATTGCTGACGCGCTGCAACTGTCGGCGGTTTGGAACACAATTACAACTTCTTCCTCTGGGACTGGCGTTATTCTGCCACCGACTGAGGTGGGCGCAATGATCGGCATCCGCAACGATAGCGGCCAGACGGTTACCGTTTACCCAAAAGCCGGATCAACGATCAACGCGGCTGCGTCAACTTTGTCTGTTGCAACGGCAAAAACAGTCATCCTGTTTGCTACTAGCGCAACAACTTGGGCATCTGTTCTGACTGCGTAATGACTATTCCGTCAAGGGTAATGGGCGCAGGGGCAACCCCCCTGATGACCGTTGCCATTTGCGGCGATGGGGTTGATGGATTGACTGCGGTGGGTTCGACTAGAGCTGATGCGTTGCAATTGACGCGGATTTATAACTCTGTTGACACCGCAGCTTCCGGGACTGGCGTATTGCTTCCTCCTACACAAATGGGGGCGACAATATTTATTGCTAATTCTGGCGCCAACACGATCAAGGTTTATCCGTATGACACAGGATCGACGATCAATCAAACCACGTCGGCTTCTATTGCAAGTAATTACAGCAGCATATTTTTTGCGGTATCTGCAACAAAGTGGTACAGCATCAGCGGTACACGAACCTAATCCCCACAGGAGAAGAAAATGCTAGACAGCGACGTTGGTAATGGAAATCAAAATATAAACGTTGAGTTTTACACTCACGAAAAAGAACCGCACAAAGACCGGCCTTTTGTAAGAATTACTATTACTGGCGATACAACTAACATAATAGATCAACCTGTCCGTGAAGATCATAAGGCGCGTTTCCCGCGTGAATGGATGTACTTCCAGATGAAGTCTGATACTGGGCTTGTAATAGGTACAACCCTTTCAGACTGGAACAAAGACCAGCCGGAAGAATTTAACGATTACCAAATGGTTGAATTGCAGATTCTAAAGTTTCAGACCGTTGAGCAAGTTGCTACCGCTTCTGACTCGCAATTGCAGCGTATAGGCATGGGCGGGACGGGCTTGCGGGAAAGAGCAAGGGCTTACTTACTTAGTAAGAACCAGACGGAAAGCTCTACAGAGCTGGCTAAGACTAGGAACGAGCTGGACGAATTGAAGGCTCAAATGGCAGAGCTGTTGAGCGAAAAACGTAAGGCTGGCAGACCTAAAAAAGAGGTGTAGTTATGTCGAGTTCGATGCTCCAGTTAGTGCAGCAAGTAACAAACGAATTAGGAGTTTCTACTCCTACTTCTGTAGTAGGCAACACCAATCAAGACGTAATCCAGATTCTTGCTTTGATGAATGCCTGCGGATACGAGCTGCTGCGTAAGTTTGACTGGCGCGAGATGACTAAACAAAAGTTGTTTAGCACCGAGTTTCTGACAACAACTGGAACATGGACTACGGCGGCGAGGACGATTACCGGCATACCTTCTACCGTAGGGTTAGACACCACATATATGGTGACCGGCACAGGCATCAACCAAAATACGTTTATAAGCTCGGTTGATTCAGGCACGCAAGTAACTGTAAATCAAGACTTCGCGGCGGCTGGTACGGGCGCTGCGGCGTACTTTCAGAAGATGAAGTACGACCTACCTAGCGATTACGAAAGTCTCGTTCCTCGTACTATGTGGGACAAGAGCAAGCATTGGGAAATGCTAGGTCCAGAGGACGCACAGCAATGGGAGTGGTTGCTCTCAGGCTATATATCTACTGGCCCTCGTGTCCGCTGGCGTTTGCTTGGTGAGTATTTCCAGATATGGCCTGGCTTCTCTAACGCTGAATTGCTAGGCTACGAGTACCGTTCTAACGGATGGGCGGCAAGTTCTACGGGAACTGTAAAGACTAGCTTTACGGCAGATACCGACACTTGCATTTACCCTTCGCGCCTAATGGTGCTGTTCACAAAGCTAAAATACTTTGAGGGCAAAGGCTTTGATACGACCGCAATGTACAGGAACTATTCCTCTGAACTTGAGGCAGCTATGGCGCTTGATATGTCCTCGGCAAACTTGAGTTTTGCACCGCGTCCTGGGACTGTGCTAATAGGCTACGATAACATTCCCGATTCTGGTTACGGAGCGAACTAGTGGCGCGTCCTCTCGTTCAAGGTACTGCCGCAAGGGTTGCCTCTATTCCTTCTCCCGTTGGGGGTTGGAATGCACGCGATTCCATTGCCAACATGGAGCCGATGGATGCGGTTCAGCTGACTAATTTCTTCCCGTCTGTAAGCAACATTGTATTGCGCGGCGGGTTTGTTAATTGGGTTACGGGCATTTCAGGGCAAGTTCAGACGCTAATCAATTACTCAACAGGAACGGTTGAAAAGTTGTTTGCTTGGGCTGGCGGTTCTATATATGACGTAACGACACAGGGCGCTGTAGGAGCCGCTGTTAAGACGGGGCTATCTAACGCCCGGTGGGAGCATATAAACGTCACCACCGCCGCTGGAAGCTATCTGTACTGCGTTAATGGGGTAGATGCTCCGCTGCTCTACAATAATTCAACGTGGGAAAGCATTACCGCTTCTTCCTCGCCAATAGCTATTACCGGCGTAACTACAACCACGTTAAGCAATATTGCGCTGTTTAAAAACCGCGTTTGGTTTATTCAGAAAGACACGCTAAAAGCGTGGTATTTGCCGACTGGTGCGGTGGGTGGTGTGGCTCAAGTCTTAGATATGAGTCAGATCGCTAAGTATGGCGGTCACTTGGTTGACCTTGATACTTGGACGCTGGACGCAGGTTATGGCGCTGATGACAACCTAGTTTTCGTTACCTCTAACGGCGAGGTCATAGTCTGGCGCGGCACAGACCCGTCAAGCGATGCTACATGGGCTTCTGCTGGCGTTTGGAAAATAGGCTCCCCAGTTGGCAACCGTTGTATGCTGAAGTATTCCGGTGACTTGCTGATAATTACGCTTGATGGGTTACTACCTTTAGCCTCGGCCTTGCAAAGCTCTAGGCTTGATCCTCGCGTGGCTTTAAGCAACAAGATACAAGGCGCTGTTACTGCCGCCACGGTGAACTACGGTTCTAATTTTGGGTGGGAATTACTCTATTCATCCAAAAATAACGCTTTGTGGATAAACGTACCCATAGCGGAAGGTCAGCAGGAGCAATGGGTAATGAACAACATTACCAAAAGCTGGTGCAACTTTACAGGGTGGGCGGCTAATTGTTGGGAAACGTTTAACGACAATCCCTATTTTGGCGGCAATGGCGTTGTTTGTAAGGCGTGGGATTCTACCTATGTAGATGGCACAAGCAACATTCAAACAAACGTATTGC